GGGGGCAAAGCAGTGATGCCCCCGGAAGCCATGTACTCACGGAATAAAGCTGCCGAAGGGAGTGCCATGAGCGTGTCAGCACCAACATTTGTCAAACAAGTGAGGGCGCCGAGATCGCTATGGACCATCCAACGAGCAAGAGCTTCTTCAATACCGTATTGTACACTGCTTTCAGGGGTAAAAGTGCTAGGACAAGTATCGCCCGTGAAGTTCTTCCAAAACCGGACCTTAGCGCCGACAGGGTCAAGGTGAGGAGGGCAAGAGCTAGGACCGAAGGTCATAGGTTGACCCTGAGGGACCGAACAATCCTGCATGCCCTCGACAGACCAAGAATGTGACGGAGACACGAGGGAAGGGCTCTGGGAAAGAAACTTCTCGAACTGATAAAAGGGTGAAGGAGGCTTGGGTTTGCTCTCATCAAAGCGGACCTTCTTGGCAGGGATGCCAGGAGGAGGCGGCATTTGCAAAGCGGTCGCTGAGCTAGCAGAAGAAGAAAGCGGAGGAGCGCTGGGAGCAGAAGAAGAAGAACCGAAAGAACTTTCAACGGAACTCGAGGAAGTCGCTGCGGAAGACAGTGTGACGTTGTGAGAAGGAACAAAACCGAAAACTTTGGACAGCTCTGCACAAAGTGGATCACCAGCAAGCAAAGAAACAAAGTCAGGAGGCTCATAGCCCTCACTAGCGATAAACCGCCAGCCGTGGTTGCCCTGGCGAATGTACCAGGCGTCAACAAGAGCGTCGAGCATTGAATGAACACGTTTCTGGCCTATACAGAGCTGCTTACCGAGGGCCTTCGGAGTGAACCAAACGCCGGGGAAAGCAGCAAACAAATGTCGAACAACAAACTCTGGACCAGACTGATCAGGGTAAACAAACTCGTTGGGCTTCAAACCTTTAGAATAGTGCTCATGAAGCTTGTCCAAAATCTCTGCAACAGGACCTGTGGAACAAGTAACTGGCACACTCTCGTCGTAATCAGAATCTTCAACATCAGCCCAACTCTGGCGTGCCCCACGAAGGTTTGTGGAAGACACGCCCTCAGGAGCGTCAGAGAAAGCGTTCTTACCCTGGAACGCCTCGGGGTTGCCAAGACGCCCAGCAGCAAGCAACAACTTAGCAGCGTGACGTCTAGCATCATCAGCGTCGTTGTTCTCACGCTTCTCGTCACCAAGATTGGCACGGTGTTCAGCTTTGGTACGGTTGCGCTGGAGGGCTTCCTCTTCAAGAGCCTCCCAGGCAGCCTGGCGACATTTCTCACCAGGTGACTCATCTTTCTCGACAACTTCAGGGTACAAGGCCTGCAGCAAAGCGTTCACAATGCCACCGTCAAGACCACACTTCTTGCGTAACGCGAGGATAGCATGGATGGTGACAGCAAAATTCTGTGCCGCAGGTCCTGTCAAACCATTCCAGCAGATATGCATGCCAATAATGCACGCCCTGCCGTTAACGATTTGAACACATGGGGATCCCGAAGTACCGGGGAAGGTGCCACAAGTATGACCAATAACACCACGGGAGGCCTGGATAGAAGCGTCAGGGTGAAGAACACCACGACAAGCCTGAACCAAGCCATCCTTAACCCCATAAGCAGTGACACAACCCGTGCCAGAGCTAGAGTAATTGGTGCGTTTGGCCGTGGAAACGCCAATGTCAGCGAAGGCCACAGGACCGACCTTGATGGCGACCAAATCAGCTCCTGTGCAATGATAGTCATCTGGAGCAGCCTTAGGGAAAAGCATTTCAATCTCTGTTCCGACATAAGGAACACGAACGCGGCGACCTTTGGGATCGCGAAAGAGCCACAAGTCCTGCTTGTAGCCGATCATGCCAGGTTTCTCGCAAAGATGCCGGGCAGTGAAGAGCCAGTCAGCCTCACGCCAACCGACCCCGGTGACAGAGATAACG